GGTTTGATGCCGAGGCAGCCGTTGAGAACGGTTTTGCGGACAAGGTGATGTTTGCGCAAGAGGTTGCTCCTCTCCTAGTAGCGAGCGAAACGCCAATGATCCCGGAAGATTTTATCGAGCGAATGCAGGCTACTATGACTCCTGATGTGGACAAGATTGCTGAGCTAGTGGCTCAAAAACTGGCAGAGCACGAGCCAGAAAAAGAAAAAACTGAAAAGAAGAAAGCGCCTGAGCCTAGTGGTTTCGGTCGTTTTGCATTTTAAGAAAGGAAAATTTAAACATGATGAAATTATCAGATGAATTTAAAACAGCTCGCCAGAACTTTTTGGATGCTGTTACAAACAATGAATCCGCTGAAAAGCAAGGAGAACTTTATGAGAAGATGCTTAACGCCATTCTGGATGAAGCAAAGAAATCAGCTCGTGAGGAAGTAGATGGCCTCGTTGCAGTAAGTCCATTTGATGAAAAACTGTCTCTTCGTGAACGTGAATTTTTCAACAATTTGGACAAAAAAGCTCCAGAAAAAATCGAAAAGTTCTTCCCGCAAGAAACAGTTGACCGTATCTTTGAAGATATGGTACAAGAACATCCATTGCTTAAACATATTGGACTCCGTAACGGCGGCCCTCGTTTGAAGTTCCTTAGCTCTACTACAACAGGTGTAGCAGTTTGGGGGAAAATCAACGATGAAATCAAGGGTCAATTGACTGCTGGATTTGGTGAAGAAGAAGCTATTCAGAACAAATTGACTGCCTTTGTTGTCCTTCCGAAAGACACAGAAAAGTTCGGACCTGGTTGGCTTCATTCTTTCGTATCTGCTCAGCTTACAGAAGCTTTCGCTGTTGCTCTTGAAGCAGCCTTTTTGAATGGGGATGGAGATGAAAAACCAATCGGTTTGTCCCGTACTTTGACAGGAACGGTTGCAGCAGGGAAAACAACATACAATGCTAAGACATCATCTGGTGATGTAACTCTTGGAGTAAAAGGGAAGACGACCGAAGAAAAAGCTAACATCACAATCAATGAATTCAAAGAAATTTACAAATACCATTCCACTAAAGCAAACGGGAAACCTGTAGTAACTCGTGGGAACATGGTTATCGTTGTAAATACGAGTGATGAACTTGACTTTACAACTCAATTCACCACTCTGAATGGACTTGGCGTATTTGTAACAAATCTTCCATTCAATCCAATTGTAATCCCATCAATTGCTCAAGAAGCAGGAAAAATCACTACTTTTGTGAAAGGGCGTTACGATGCAGTTATTGGTGGTGGAATTGAATTTGATACCTTTGACCAAACTCTTGCATTTGACGATCTCAATCTTTACACTGGCAAACAATTTGCATATGGGAAACCACATGATGAAAAAACCGCTGCGGTTTGGACCCTAAAACTTGGTAAAGACTAAGGTGTTGCCCTATGGAGGAGACAAAAGAACTTCACCCACTCCTTAAAGCATTTAAGGAGCGGATGAGAATTTTTCACAGTGGAGAGGATAATAACCTCTCCCGTATATTGGAAAGTTCTGAGTTAGCGATTCACAGTTTAGTCGGTAGTAAGAACACTAGCGATCCACGAGTGAGAGAGCTTATTTTAGAACGTTCACGATACGTCTACAATGACCAGGTAGAATTTTTTTATCAGAATTTTCAAGGTGATTTAATGGCGTTGTCTCTAGAAAACTATAAATCGGAGGAAGAACATGATTAAGGTTTTAAAAGAATTTTATGACTTGAAAGCTGGAATTGTCCGCAAAGAGGGGGATACATTCGAAGGAACTAAGGAACGTTTTGATGAAATCAATACAGCTTTACCTGAGTTTGTTGAATGGGAAGATAAAACTGCAGAAGTAACTGAAACATCACCATACTATGTATAATCGTCCTAGCTATCGCTACAAAAAGCCTGAGGCTCAAAATGGAGACCTGAGAACCCCCTTGACTTTCTATACTTCTAAAGTCGAGGAGGGGGTTGATGGCCGTGATGTGAGCTACAAGGAGGCTTTTTCTACGATGGGGCAAGTTTACTCCCCTAGTTTCAAAGATATTGAGATCGCGACTGGAAAAGCAATGAAAGCTAAGATGACTTTGAAAATTCGTGACCCTCTGACAGATTATCAGCCTGAAAGTCGGCATTTTGTCGAAATTGGGGATATCCGTCTAGTTGGTAAGAAATGGCAGGTTATTGATGTGCGTCCTGATTTTGATAATCGGGATTTTTTGATAGTTATTATCGGAGGTGGTCGTGATGTCTAGTGGAGCAAATCTAAAAGGATTTGATGATGTTTTGAGGAATGTCGAGGCTCGCCTAGGGGAGCCAGTGGTCCGTAGAAAGGTCAATAGAGTTTTGAAGGAAACGGTTGAGGAGTTTGAGCCTACTTTCAAACGGGCTATGGCGGTGTACGCTGACACTGGTAAGACGGCCGGAGCCGTCGTCCATGGAAATGTGACTGGTACAGCTAGTGGGGTTCCAATGGTTAAATTAGGTTTTAAAAGTCCTCGTTGGACTCTTATTCACTTGAATGAATTTGGATACGCAAAGAAAGGACATCCTCGTGGCTTCGGTATTATGCGTCGCTTTTTTGAAGGTAGCAAACCAGTATTCAAATCCAAAGTAGGCATGAAGTTAAAACAGGAGTTTTTGTAATGATTAAGGACAAATTAACTGAACTCTACAGCGCTTTGAAAGAGGATGAGTCTTTATCTGATATTAGTATCAAGTCATTTGAACGTCCTGATACCTTGGGGGATGACGAGACGAGTATTGTCATTATCCCTGTCGGACCTCCAATGCAGACAGCTCACGGTAGCAATACTAGTCTGGCTAAGACTTTTCTCTATCAAATTAATGTAGAGTCTGCCAATCGAGTGGAGTGTAAAGAGCTCCAAGGTAAAATTGAAAAAATAATGGAACATCAGGGATTTTATCAGACTGAAGGTGGTTTGGATCAATGGATCCCTGATATCAAACGCTATGTAGATGCTCGAACCTACAAGGGTCAGAGTGCTCTGTATGATAAATACTAGAAAGAAGGTAAAGAAATGACAGTAAAAGGAACTGCACTTATTGGCCTTAAATCGGTCACAATTCGTGTGCATGACGGAAAGACTCCAACTACTGGAGAGAACCTCTTCACGCTAGAAGGTAAAGAAAATGAAGGGGCTACACAGACTGCTAAAGTAACTGGATTATCTAGCGATCCTGTAAAGACTTACGGTAGTAATGTTGCTTATCACGTCTCCAATCGAGGGGTAGGTGATGTTAAAGTAGAGATGGGCTTACTTGATGTGCCTTTGGCTTTGTATATTAACGCTTTAGGGTATGGAGATGATAATGGCATTTATTACTTCGGTGCAGACACCGTTGCCAAGAATGTTTCAATTCTCATTGAAAGTAATACTGCTGATGGGGAACCAGTTTACTATGGTTTTTACAAAGGGCAGCTTTCTATGGATGCTATTGATTTTGAAACGATCAAGGATAAGGCTAATGAGTTAGCTACCACTAATGTGAATTTTGCTGCGACAGCTAGTTCAGATGCTGCAACTAATGGTCGATATGGTGCAATTGTGTATGGAGCGGATGCTGAAAAGTTGAAGAAATTGAAGGGTCAACTAAAGATGACCGCAGCAGGGTAGGGAGAGGGCGCAAGCTCTCTTTTTATCTTTTTTCTAGAAAGGAAAGTAAATGGCTAAGGTTAAATTTTTAATTAAAAATGAAAAAGGTCAAGATGTTCAAAAAACTAGTAAGGAAATCACTACTAAGGACTATCGTGACTATCTGATCCTCAATGAAGCACTATCATCTGATATGTCAGAGGTAGAGAAATTAGACAAACAATTGGAATTCATCGCCTCGCTCTTTGAAGATTTGGAAGTGGAAGAGCTTTTGAAATATACAGACATGGCAGATATTTTTGCGGTATTCGCAGACATCTACTCTCATCTGGTAGGTGATGTTGACCCAAAGGAGAAAAAATAAAGCCGAGTGAAGCACTGAAACGGTTTTATGGATTTGTCAAGCAAGCTACTGAGGGTCCGTACGGTATGAGTATCCGAGATGTTATGGATACGAGCTGGGAGGACCTGATGGGCGTTCTTGGTGAAATTGAATCTGCTGAAACTGAGGAAGTCATGGATCTTGCTGACTTTCTCCAGCCTATCTGATGCAAAGGCTTTACAAAACACTTCAATAGGCATATAATAAGGGTAAGGAGGTGAGTAGGATGAAGATGGTAGAACAAAATCGCAGACGGCGTCTATTTTGGACATTGACTTTTGTAATATACATCTGTTTTGGTATTTACTGTGTTTGTACGAACTTTGGGAATACGATTGGGCAGATATTATTGTCGCCATTCATCATCGCTTCTTTGCCTTTATATGGATATGGCCTACTAGGTGTTTTTATATGGGCAATGATGTCTATGGCTTTTAATGATTATAAGAAATAAAAATAAGAAAAGTCCGCAAGGGCTTTTTTCTTTTACCTGAAAGGCTAGGAAGGAGAACAATATGGCAAGCGGTACGCCGTTAGGTCAGATGTATATCGAGCTAGGGCTGGACGTGTCACAGTTCAACCCTACTCTGAATGGTGCAAAAAACGCTGTAAAGTACTTTCAAAATAATGTCCGTTCTTTGGATAGTACATTGAAAGGAAATGAAAAAAATGCTGGGTTACTTCAAGCAAAATATAAGACTTTAGGACAAGCTATTGATTCACAGCGTAAAGTCTTGGATGAGATGAAGAAAAGCTTTGACAAACTTGATCCTGGGACAGCTAAGTTTGACAAGGCTGCTGCTGATATTCAGCGCGAAAATGCTAAGTTAGCTACAATGGAAAACCAGCTACGTGGAGTTGAAAAAGCTTTGAAAGATGTTGGTCGCGAAAATAGCTGGGCTGGGAAAATGGACAAGCTAGGAGATACCTTTAAGAGTGGTGGCGAAAAACTCCGTGCAATGGGTGATGCTATGAAGCCTGTATCAACAGCTCTTACTGCTGGTTTTGCCCTGTCAACTAAGAAAGCTATAGACTTTGAAAGTCAAATGAATACGACCAAGTCGCTCCTAGCAGATACTATTCCAACTGCGGATGAACTGAATAGCACCACACAAAAATTGGGTGAGAGTTCGAAAGGTTGGGCGAAACAGTATGGTATCTCAACATCCTCCATCAATGAGGGGATGCAGGAAATTATCAAAAAAGGGTTTAATGCTAATCAGACTATTGCAGCGATGCCTGCTATCTTAGATGCTGCTAAGGCATCGGGCGATGATTTTAACGTGGTAATGAATGCCTCGACTAACATCTTACGTCAGTTTGGGCTAGAGGCTAAGGATACGAACCGTGTTACAGATAGCTTGACTTATGTGGCCAACAAGACATCAGCTGGCTTTTCAGATATGGGGCTAGCTATGGAGTATATAGGTCCTGTGGCTCATTCTTTGGGGATGTCTATCGAGGAAACGTCTGCAGCTATCGGTCTTCTTTCTGATAATGGTATCGCTGGTGAGAAGGCTGGTACAGCTTTACGTGGTGCGCTTTCTAAATTGCTCAAGCCTTCTAAATCCAATGCTGCAGCAATGAAAGAGCTTGGTTTTACTGTGGAAGAGTTTCAATCTGGCGCTTTAAAACTACCTGATATCATTGATCGCATCAAGGAATCAACAAAAGGGTGGACAGATGCTGAGAAATCTTCTGCTATTGCTCGTGCCTTTGGTGTTGAAGCTCAAACTGGGATGAATGCCCTTATCAACCAAGGAGGAGATGCGCTACGTAAACTTACTAAAGAAACTGAAAATGCTCGTGGGTATACTAAGAAATTGGCGGATGAGTTATCTAAATCATCTAAAAATGGAGTAGAGCGATTCAAGTCAAGTTTGGAAGTGCTTCAAATCAATATTGGTCAGAAACTCTTGCCTCTACTAACGCCTCTCCTTGAAAAGGCAAATGAGTTTATTGAATGGCTAGATAAGGCACCCGAAAGTACACAGAAGTTAGTACTTGGTTTTGGTGGTTTCTTAGCTTTGGGGTATCCATTGCTGAATATGTTGGGGAATGCATCAACAGGGTTAGGCTATCTCTTTAAAGGTGGTAGTAAGGTTGCGAGTCTGTTTTCTAAGGGGTTAAGTCTTGGAAAAGCGGGTACGGAAGTGGCTGAGCTAGGAACTCAGGTAGCTGAGACTGCAGGAAAAACTGGACTACTCAAGACAGCTTTGGCTGGATTGACGAGTCCTGTTGGGCTTTTAGTTGGAGGTACGGTTCTGCTGGCAGGTGGTCTAGCCTATCTAGCTAACGAGAAAGACAAAGCTCGTATCAAAGCGGAGGAATTTGGATCCACCTTAGATGATGTTCAGCGTGGAGAATTACGAAGCTTTCAAAAAACTGTTGATGAAACCAGTATGGCCGTCGCAAACTTTGGAACTCGAGCTGGAGATGTTGAGAAAGTTACTGGGGCATTCAAAAAACTTTACGATGAAATTACTGAAGGAGCTGATAAAACTAATCAGCGTATTGAGGAACTTGGCGCTAAATGGGGTCTGAGTGATGAAGATATTGCTAGAGCAAAAGAAAAAAATGGTCAAATAGTATCAAACGCTGAAGCTATGATGAACCAGATCAACGAGATTTACCAACGACATAATGGTGACGCAAACAAATTTTCACAAGAAGAGAAAGAAATCATTTTAAATAACCAAAATGAAATGATTAAAGCTAAATTAAAGTTGATGAGTTTGTCTGAAGAACAACAAACAGCAGCGCTACAGGCTTTAAATGGGAAAATCAGTGCTCTTAATGAAACTCAATTAAAACATACTAAAGATGTTTTGAAACAAGCTTTAGATGAAGAAAAACAACTTTATGAAACCTCAAAAAGTGAGTTGAAAGAGTTGCTTAACGGAAAAGCGATTGACCAAGAAACTTATAATAAGAGAATTCAAGAACTTGAATCGAAACATAACCAGACAATGGAAGCTCTGGGCAGTAAGTATTACCAAGTTATGCAAGAACTTGATGTTAAGGTAAAAGCCCGGACTGGTCAAAGTTGGAACTATTGGGAAGAAGCTAAAAAAGCCTTAGAAGAATATGGTCTGTCATATGAAGAAATAGGGAAGAAAGCTGCAGAAGCTTCTCAAAAGGCAGGTAATTCACATAGTATTCTTGCAAATTACACTAGTGAAATGAGTAAAGAGGTGAAAGAAGCCAACGATGCTTGGTCGCTTTTAGTCGGAAACATTGATAAGAACGGCAATTTCCAAGTCAAGTCAAATGTCAAGGAAGTTATTGGAGAGGCAGCCAAGTCTGCGGAAGGTTGGGAACAATTGCAGTTTATCGCTAAAACTGCGGATATCAACTCAAATGCTCGTGTGACTATTGCTGAGGCTCTTGTCGAATCCGGTAAATGGAAAGACATGACTCTCGAAGAGAAACAAGTGATTGTCAAGAATCAAACTGGTCTACAAGCTATCTTTGATAGCGAAACCCATCTTAAAACATGGAACAGTATGCCAGCAGAAGTCAAAGAACTTCTCATGAAGAATACAGACATCATGAACAAGGCGGAGGAAGCCTCAAAGGCTCTGTCTAATTATGAAGCTCTGAAACCAAAACAGAAGGAGTTGCTGGCCAATGATGAAAGCGTCCGAAAAGCAGTAGCTCGCTCGACGGATACTCTGACAACCTGGAATGCTACGACTCCATTTACAAAAGATTTGAAGGCAGATCCTACGAATGTTTTGAACAACGGGCAATTGTCAATAGATAAAATCATGGCCTGGAATCTATCTAATCCAGAGACTAAATTATTAAATGCTACTGACAATACTAGTGAAGCAGTTTCAAGCGCGCAAGTTAGTGTGAACTCACCTAAACAAGAAACTCCAATCGATTTGTTCGCAACTGACCAAACGGGAGGTGTGAGAAATGAGACGAGCAGTGCTATCAATGCGATTAAGCAGTATGATCCTGTTAGTATTTTGGCTCAAAACAATACACAAGGAACTGTTAACCAGGTACAAAGTGGGGTTGATTCTATTCGTGACAAAACTGTAACCATTAACGCCCAAGACAACGCTTCTGGTGTACTTTCAGGGATTCGAAGCTGGATCAATAGTGTAACGGGCAACTTCTTTACAAATATTTTTGCAAGCAGACACGCCCACGGGACCAACTACCACCCTGGTGGTCTTGCTATTGTCAATGACCAGCGCAACAGCAACTACAAAGAAATGGTTACCCTGCCAGATGGCAGGAGTTTCATTCCTGAAGGCAGAGATGTCTTGCTCCCTCTTCCTAAAGGGTCTAAAGTCTTGAGAGCGGATAAAACTAAACGCTTGATGCGTGAGATGGGGATTCCCAAATACGCGACAGGGGTTGGTATTCCTAGCGATGCGAAATTCCTCCGTGAAATGGAAGAAGCGCAGCGTAATATTACAATTCAGACTACTAGTGTTCAAAGTGGTCAGGATACAGAAAAAGTCGTTGCTGAGATGAGAATTCTGAGGGCAAGTTTAGAAAAATTGCTTATTGCTATCCTCAACAAGGATACGAACGCTTATATGGATAGCTCTGTAGTGACGGATATTATAACCAAGAAGCAGAGAGAGCGAGAAAGAATGACACTAAGAATGAAAGGAGTACTTGAATGAGTGAAGTGACAATGCGTTTCAATAAAACTGATTTTCGAGACCTTATTGAAATCCATGACATCCAACGAGATATCGGGAACAATCGCTCTATCTCTATCGACCAAGCACCAAGAATCGGAGTCAATATTCAGCAACAAACCATTGATGCAAAATATATCAAGTTAGACTTTTCCATCTGGTCCAAAGACAGAAATACCCTCAAGCATAAGCTTGCGGGTATTTTTAATGTTGATAGTCCTAAAGAGCTGACATTTTCAGATGAGCCTGACAAATACTATCTGGCCATGCCGATTGAGAGTATTTCAATGCAAGAAACGAGCGGTCGAAGGTCAACCGGTTCTATAAAATTCATTGTTCCAGACGGCCTAGCACATAGCGCAGCTTATAAGAATTTCAATAGTGATTCAAACGCTCAAACCACAGCTAATAAAATGATTTTTACCCTCAATAACAATGGTACAGTTGATGCTTTCCCGATTATCCGAGTGAAACATAATGCTGAAAATGGTTATATTGGCCTTGTCAATAGTAATACAGCTTTTGAACTTGGAAACCGTGAGGAGGCTGATACTGGTATTGTCAAGAAATCAGAAATCTTACTTGATTATCGAGATAACAAAATCTCAGAGGCTTTCAATAGAGCTACAAAAAATAGGTCAATTACAAATTATGCTAACGAAAACGAAACAGGAACACCAGAGCTCTTAAATCTTTGGGGTAAAAACCACGTTAAGTTAAGAGAGCAGTTAACTCAAGGACAGACTGGACACTATTCAACCGGGCTATCGTGGGACATTCCAATAGATGCAGCTGGTGAAACAGGTTCATTAAATGATTATATATTTTGTAAGCAAGTATTTATTGCAGACTCAGTAAAGCAATACGGGTATTTAAAGATAACTGTATCAGATACAGCTGGACAATTTCTTTATGGAGTGGAAACATTTAAACGTTCACTAGGTTTAGATTGTGAGTTTAACGTTTTAAGACTAGATACCAAAGATGGATATAACTTTTTAAAACGCCTTGTTTTTAAAGGGGTAGATGATAAGCACTTAAATCCTTTCAGCAAGGAAAGAGGCCAATTTGAGATCAAGCGCAACGATAACATGGTACAAGTGTATTATGACGGCTCACATTACAACTTTGTTATCCCAGAAATTAAAGGGAAAAAATCAGCTAAAATACATGTTACTTTAGGAGCTTTTCACGACAAGCCTATGGTATCGAATATGTATCTAGATGAGTTGATATTTAGAAAAGACTTTGTACCTATGATTAGTGATATTCCTAACCGTTACGCTATGGGCTCAACGGCTGTAATCAATAGTGAAGATGATACCGTATATATTGACGGTATCGCTAAATCTAGTGAGGTTGTTGACGGTTCACAATGGCTAGTAATACCGCCCGGCAATTCTCAGCTAGAGATTTACTTTTCTAGCTTTATCAAGAAAAAACCAACCGTGACAATCGAATTTGAGGAAAGGTGGCTCTAATCATGCTTTTAACAATTCATGATGCAAATTTACAAAAGGTTGCTTTTGTTGATAATAGCAAGCAAAGCACACTTAACTTTTATAACGATATCTGGAATAGAAGTTTACAAACAGGATCATCCACGTTTGAATTTACTGTATTTAAAAAGGCCATCAAGTCAGATACTCCAACCCAAAAAGCCTATTCTTATCTGAATGAACGGGCGTGGGTATCTTTCAAATATCATGGCAAGAGCTTTATTTTCAACGTTATGCAGGTTGAAGAAAATGAGCAGACAATTAAATGTTATTGTGAAAACCTCAATCTTGAGCTTATCAATGAGATAGCCAACCCTTACAAGGCTACAAAGGCTATGAGCTTTGCTGAATATTGTGAGGCCATGGGCTTGTTAAACTATACTCACCTATCCATCGGCATCAATGAAATTTCAGATTACAAGCGTACTCTGGAATGGGAGGGGCAAGAAACCAAACTAGCCCGTCTATTAAGCCTTGCCAAACGCTTTGACGCTGAGATTGAGTTTGATACACAATTAAACGCTGATAGCACAATTAAGAAATTCTCTATCAATGTCTATCATGAAAACGATGATACGCATCAAGGCGTAGGTCGTATCAGAAATGATCTACGGTTAAAATATGGCAAAAATATCAATTCTATCACTCGTAAAGTAGATAAGACAGGTATTTTCAATACAATTCGTCCAACTGGTAAAAGACGGGTAAAAAATGGCTCTGGTGAAGAAGTTGAGGAAGTGGTAACTATCCGAGGACTTGACGATTGGAAAAAGTATAACAAAGACGGTATCTGTGAGTTTTACCAGCGAAACGAGTCGCTTTATGCTCCAATCTCAATGCAGCTCTATCCTTCAACATTCTCACACGGTACAGCTGATGATCAATGGACCAGAAAAGATTTTAGCTACGACACTGATAACCCTAATGAATTAAGGCGTTTGGCATACAATGAATTGAAAAAACATTGTTATCCGGCTATCACTTACGAGGTAGATGGATATGTCGATGTTGAAATCGGAGATACAGTCAAAATTCATGATGCAGGCTTCAATCCTTTGCTAGTAGTTCAAGCACGAGTTACTGAACAGAAAATCAGCTTTTCAAATCCAGCAAGCAACAAAACAATCTTTTCAAACTTTAAGGCTCTTGAAAATCAGTTATCTGATGGCATACAAGAAGCGTTAGAACGCTTATTTGAACAATCTAAACCTTACACAATCAAGCTATCTACTAGCAATGGTATCATGTTTAAAAATCAATCTGGAGAAAGTGTTATCACTCCTACACTTTACAAAGGTGGGAAGTTATTAACAGCTGGAGTTACTTGGAGATGGTCGCTAAATGGGATTGTAACAACAGGACAGACATACACAGCTAGAGGTAGAGATATTTCAGGCGTAATAACATTGACTGTTGCATCATACATAGACAATGAAGAAGTCGCAGTAGATGAAATCTCTCTAGTAAATGTATCTGATGGCAAGAATGGCCAAAAAGGGGATAAGGGAGATCAAGGTATTCCGGGGCCGAAGGGAGATAGAGGGCAAGATGGTATCGCTGGCAAGAATGGAGTAGGTTTAAAATCTACTGTCATTGCTTACGCATCGTCTACATCAGGGACTAGCGCTCCTAGTTCTGGATGGACAAGCTCTGTTCCAGTGATTCCAGCTGGACAATATCTTTGGACTAAAACAACGTGGAATTACACAGACGACACCTCTG